GGTAATGTTAATGTAGTCTTCCTTAGTGCCATCTAGACCCCTAGGATTAATCTTCTGATACTGATTCCAATAAAAGTTCTTAGCTTCTGGAGTCATACCAGCGATATCGACTGTCTTCTTAAAGTAACCAAACTGGTTATCTTTGTTATTAGGATACATCTTGGAAGCCAAGTCAGTAACCTTTTTGATCTGGTCGATCTCTTTGTTAATGATCTGTTTGTTTGGGTCTTCTTCAATTGGGGTAATTGATACAGCCTGCTTAGCGATCTGGGCTAAGGATTGATATAGATCTTTGGTAGCCATGTGTTATCCTTATGGAGAAGGGGGACCAAATACACCGGGAGTTACTCCTGCAATTGCTGGTGTAGGAGAGCCACTACCATACTTTAGTTGTGCGTCATAACCAGCAGCAAAGCCTTGGATGCCTGCACTAATGAGTCCGGTTGTTAGAGCGGAGCTAGCAGAATTTACAATACCGCCAGTTGATGGTAGGTAAGTTACCTGATTGGGGAACATGGTGTCGGCTCTCTGAGCTAAGCGACCAGCCTGCTGTGTTTCAATATCCCGATAGGCATTACGATAGGTAGTCTTCATGGCTAGCATGTTCTTGCCTAGAGCTTCCATGTTCTGTCGGAATAAGGCTCTGGCTGTGCCACTATCGCCACCAATACCCTTACCTTGCATAGCGGTAAGGAAGGCAGCATTGGCTAGATTGGTTTGCTTGCTAAGGGTTCCCTTTTGGTTCTGGAAGTTGCGGTCTAGATATACTTCCGCAATGGCTCGTTCCTTATTTGCAGCCTGCTCAACCTGAACATTACGCTCAAGGGCGGCTTGGTATTGCCGTAGTTGGTTTCGGTTCTGTGCTTCTGTTTGCCACTTGTTTCTAAAGTTTTCATTACGCTGCTGAATTAGTTGGGCCTGATATTGAGCTTCAGCTTGCTTTGATGCACCAAGGGCACTAAATACACCCTGAACTAAAGACAAGCCACCCATCGTCAGAGAGACAGGATCTATCGCCATTTGTTTTGCCTTTTTAAAATTGAACTTCCAAAGCCATTTGTCTTTGGAGTCTTTCCATTCAATAGGATAGCACCGGAGATGCGATCACCCAATAGGGCAATACCTCGACGGTTACTCATCCATTCCTTGATCTGAGCTTTGTATTCTTCTTGTTGCTTCTGTTCCATCTCACGGTCTGGATCTATTGCTAGAGCATCAGTCCAATAAGAAACAGCAGCAGCAAGAACATCCACTCGGTCATCGTGCTTTAGTGCCCCACGCTTTTCTTGCAGGCGTGTGATTTGAATCTGGTTTTCCTTATCCTGAATAGCCTGAGTATCAATGACCAGCCGATGCTGAGCCATTACTGGTTCTAGGATGGAAAGGATTCGGGCTTCCTTTTGACCGGATACCTTATATTCTTCTATAGCAACCTGACCGCAGTTCTGAGCAATAACTGGCGATAGCACTTTTCCAAACATGCCGTCACCATAGTTAGACTCAAAGCGGATTAAATTAATGTCGTATTGGTTTACGAGCTTGCAGATTTGCTTAAGGGTGGGTGTATCATAGCCTCCCTGAATTCCTGTGAGTTCATGTATGACAATGTAGCCGTGGGCAAAAGACGCAATACAGATTGCAGTCTCGTCCGCACCGCGACCTGAAGGGTCGATAAACATGGCCGTCTGTGTATACGGGACAAACTTAGGTTCGATATGCATTGGTTCATAAACCAAATCTCCCTTCATTCCAAACGAGGATACTCGCTTGTTTACTTCGCTTTTAGCATGAACAACCTTTACTGGAAAGACTTCTGGATCTACATCCAGTACGACCAGATCTTCCAATCGTAGTGGGTATTTCTTTTGATCCGCAGAAGAAGTCATCAACCGATAGTGTAAGTCAAAGTTGGTAGGCCCAATCTTTGCTTCAATTTCAGCCAGCTTTTCTGTGGGAAATCTTTCGGGTTGTGTAGACTCTCCTGCCTCAATACCAAGATTAAGAATATAAGAATCAACATCTTCTGTTTCTTCTATACTGCTTAGGTCTGGCATGACTGCAGGGAACTTGATAATTTTGTAGATACCACCAAGCTTATTGTACACGGAGTCCTTGGACTGTGGTGTACCTAGGAATCTAACTTGGGTATCGTCGTGCTTATTGATTACATTCTCTAGCTCCAGACATCTTTCCCACAACTTTTCTCTAGCCTGTGGGCTGTCTGAGTTTTCTGGAATCTCAATATCATCACAAATAATCTTGTCTGCGTGTAGACCTGTGATCTGGCTAGTGATGCCTCGGGCAGTCATGGACAAGTCCTGTCCAAACTTAGTCCTAGCATGTACATTAAAACCAAATGCAGAGTCTTTATCAAACTCTTGGGGTTCCAGATATTTCATGTAAGGAACCTGAGTTAGAATGGCACGGGTCTGGCTGATAAACTTAATAGCCTTATCTGCTGCCGCAGAAAGTACAAGTATTGTAGTATTGTGATCTTTTAGGAGAAGCCACGATGCGTAGCATGCCATGATAACGGACTTGCCATCCCCTCGGCCTGCCTGCAATATGAAGTTATTCGGACCTTCCTGCAGCTTGTTAGCCATAGCGTACTGCTTGGGGGTGGGTTCCCCTAGGCCCAGATACTTAAAACTAAAGTAGAGGTGATTTCTGAAGTCCTCTACGACTTCCTTGGGAGCCTGCATGGTTTGCCTCCTAGGGCGGCTAGAATGCCCTATAAACGATTCCTGATTCCGGGGGCTACCGTGGCCCATTATAACAATAGAAACGCCCTATAACCCAATTAAGGGCCATAGGGCGGAAAGGTCAGATTGTCTCTGACTTAAACTTGAACGGCATCTTAGACTTCATAGTGGCCTCTAGGGTATCTAGAGTACTATGGCTAATACCATCCAATGCCTCCCGGTTGTCGTTTACGATACCACGGACAACCGTGTATAGACCGGGAGAGCATTTGGTGTCATCCTTAAGATCGTCCAGTAGACGCTCAATAAGGCGACTGTTGAGGAGATTGATTAGTTCTTTGTTCACTTTTTCTTGAATAACTCAGGTAGCTTGGTTACTGGAACGACAGAACCAGCAACATAGCCTACGAAGAAAAGCATAACTCCAAACCAAACTGAACCTAGAAATGATGCCATATTAGTGTCCTTTCACTTTTTTGTATGCTGCATCGAACGCAGGATCTTGCGCTCTAAAAGCAGCAATGGCTTCTCTAATTGTTGTGGGATCTTCTTCATCCTTGACTTCAGCTAGCAACTTAGCCTGCTGAATCTTTTTATCTGGAATAAAGAGTCCCAATGAATAGACAACCTTTTTAATTAGGCTACCTATTCCGGTGTACCATAATAGTACGCATACACCAATGATTGCTAAGGCAATAAAGCCATAGCTAATCATGTCTGCCCACCAAGGGGTAATATCTGTAATGTTGCCAGCGGCTTTTGCAATATCTGCAGACTCACCAATAATACGGTGGGCATGCTTATGAGCGACTTTAATATCTTGGGTTTGCAGTATAGACATTGCTTCACGCTGAATTGCGTGGTTGCTGGTAGATACAGCTTCAACTGAAGAGCATCCAGCCAACAATAGCAAGAATAGATAACGCATTACTTTTGCTCCAGCATCTCTACGCGATAGCGCAGAGCCTTTAAGTCACCAACAACACCAATCAAATTCTTGCTATGTTCGATATCGGCCTTGACTAAATCCTTAGTAATGTCTTTTAACTGACGCAATTCTTCTGCGTTAGATTCAATCAGGGCTTCTCGTTTTCCCAATCTAATTATTACAGTTACTACGCCAATGGTGAGAATCGCTAACTGCATAGCAGATACATATAGTGCTAAGTGATTCTCAGCCATAGTTGTTCCTCATATTGTTTATTTTGTATTAAAGCCAAACACGACAAGGTTTTTGTGGTTTTGATATAAGAATTAACTCAAGTTTTTGTAGTTGTTTTTCAGTTAATGGAATACTCATACGAAGATTAGCATGCCATTTATTTAATGGAACCTGAATAATATTGTTTTGTTCGTCAACATCTGATCCATTTACCCAAATTATACCAATAGGATCAAAAGATGAAAAGTTAGTTGGTTGTGTAGAAATTTCTGCTTCTTTAAGAGCAGAAAAAACTTCTGTTTTACTGTTACCACAAAACCAATAATCATAAAAAGGAGGATTTATTTCATCAATCATTGTGTCATTTTTTTAAGTTGAGTGTTTGAAAAGGTTCCTGCATACCATTCTACTTTACGAACAATAATATTACTATATTGACTATATGAACCGGGAATTCCAGAACTATCAGTTGCTTCGGAACCAAGTGTTAAGAAGTCAAGTAAACTAAAAGTTGTAATGTTATTTGTAGAATTTTCTACAGTTCCATTATTAATACAAAAGCTAGAGTTAGTACCGTTCCAATAATGAACTGCTTTTTGTACACCACTCGTCCCAATTGTTCCTGACAATGTATTACCGTCAGACCAAAAGGCTCTTGCCTGCGTTGTAGTGTTTGCCTGAATACCCAACTGCGTGTTCGCCCCATCATCGCTGCTGATGAGCGTCCCGGCCTGACCGGGCGGGTAAAAGTGAATCACTAACGCGCCGGGGTCTTGCCAATTCGTGATCTTGGAGTCAAGGATGTAAGCGTTGTCGGCGCTGCGGGTGACACCGCTGCCTGAAGCTGCGGTGTTTGCCAGATACGAGGTCGGTGACGCTCCCTTTTCAATCTGTGCCCCCCATGCAAGAATTGACTTTTCGTTTCCTGCGGAAACCGTGTAGGCGGGATATCCGTTGGAATTGGTCGCTCCGCTCTGCCACATCCCAAACAGCACACGGACGCCAGTAGCGCCTGTATGTGCCGTAGCGGTAGCCGACACGCGATACCAACCGTTTCCGTAGTTTTCGATTGTGTACGCGGTCCCCGTGGGGGAACCTGAGGTCATCGTTGTTTGCAACGCTCCTGTGGACAGGTTGACAATCACGGTATAGGTGCGGCTTGTTCCACCATCAATAGTTACCGATACATACCCGTAGCCCTTTCCGTTCGTGGGCGCATCCTTGATGAAGCACGATGAAGTGAAGGTGTCCCCGCTGGCGACCCCGGTTGTAATAGCGCTGCTTCGGAATCTGTAATTGGCTGATGTTGCAGCGACTTCTGTGATTGATTCAGCATCGGCTCCATTGTCGGGAGCAGTATTTGTTGTGTCTGCTACTGTCGCGTTAGTGCCGAACCACCTACCAGTATCCGTAAAATTCTCTGTTGAGAAAGCAATGTTTGTCCGCTGCTCCTCCACCAACAACCCGAGCCGGGTTCCGCTGTTGTTGTGCATCAAGCGCGGGATGCCGTTCGCGGCGGTCGTGGTCTTGCTGTAGGGCAGGGGTGCGGAGCCCGCCACCAACTGTGCGCCCCAAGCAAGCACGGATTTTTCCTGTTCCTGCTGGACAAAGTAGGAGTTGGACGTTTGCGTAGCAGGTCCAACGCTCATACGCGCAATACTTCCACCAGCGCTTGGTGTCCCCGTGACAACGCAGCGATACCAACCATTGCCAACATTTTCAATGGAACTCGTAACATTTGTCCACGCCCCGGTTGAGGTAGTCTCCACCGTACCAGCATCAATGTTGAAAACTACGAACCCGTTTGAGAAGGTCGGCGCGTTATTTGAAACGTAAAAGAACGTGATAGCCGCATGATTGCGCGTATTCGATGGCGCTTTCTTGAAGTAACAACTATAGGTCATTCGTTGATTAGGGAAGCTAATGTTGGTGGCGCCAATCGAATGCTGCGCGTCCCCTACTTGTTCCCTCAATAAAAAGGCCGTGTTTGTCCCGTCCGGTGCCGTACCTGAGTTTGCCGTCACCGTAAGAAATGAAGTCGGCCAAGTCGTTGTATTTGTAAATTCTTCGCTTCGTGGAACGACATTCGCACCGCTCGTAGCGATGTATCCGCTGCTGTCAACATAGGTTCCCGCTGTACGCAATGATATGTAGTTATAGTCCGTGCCGTTCGACCACGGCTCTCCCGTGCTGAAGTCAAGCACCCATGACGGCGTAAGTGTTATAAATGATTTAGCAAAAAAGAGATTTTTTGATGAAAACATATATTAAGGAGTAAAATTTTGAATAAACGAACCATACCAATTTACACCATCTGAGAAAAATGAAATAACATCTAATCTATTTAGTGTTGGTGTAATTGTTGGTGCAATTGAATCAGCCCATTTTACTCCTGTAAATGTTGCTGTAGCAATGCTACCAGATGTTGGTTGTCTTAGTAAAAGAATAAATGATTTACCAGCAACTGCTGTTGGCATTGTAAAAGTACAAGCTGTATTAGAAGTTAAGGTTGTTGTTTGTACCGTGCCACTTGCAATATTTAGTGTGTGGCTTGTTGTGACAGTTCCTATTGAAGTTACACCTTCAGTATAGCCTGCCAATGTGGTATTACCTGTAACTGATAAATTACTAGATGTATCCCATGAAGGACCACCTGTTGATAACTTAGCTGGTGTTACGACACCATTATCTATAGTCCAAGTAGTACCGCTTTCAGATACTGTTATGTCTCCACGGTCGCCACTAATGATTGGATTAGCATCAGAAACAGCATCAATTAGAATCCACGAAGATCCGTTCCATTTCCATCGTAAGCCACTATAACTATATTCATCGTTTGTGGCTGGTGTGTTAGGAAAATCTATAGGCATTGGTTACTCCTCTTCTTTTCTGAAACGAGGGTATTTAGTTTCATCATAAACCATACCAATCATGCAGTTATCGTTTTCGTTTAATAATACTATTGATGTTTCTTCTGTGTTGAACCAAAAAGGCTCTATATCACAAACAGTAATATTCTCGACTTTTTTATTTTTAATGATTGCGTAATACATAATAAACCTCAATAATAAACTTCAATAACAACAAAACCATCTCCACCGTTTCCACCAGCACCACTGGTTTCTCCAGTTCCTAAATTAGTGCCGCCGCCTCCACCACCGCCACCAGAACCAAAAATACCATCACCACCTTTACCACCACTTCCAGCATTGTTTCCACCTCCACCGCCTCCACCGGATGCGCCAAAAATACCTATTCTTGGTTTTCCGTTTTCTCCATTACCCCCGCCTGCTGCGCCACCAAGAGAAGCTAATATGTTACTACCTCCCATATTAGCGCCGCCTCCTGATAATCCGCTTGAACCGCCTCCTCCATGAGCATTTGCTGCGCTTACTCCTCCAGCGCCAGCACCACCACTTGTGCTTAAAATATTATGATAACCAGCTAAAGGATTATTTCCTTGAAAAGAATTGTTTGGTGCGGTTCCGCCGGTTCCTCCATTAGCTCCGCTTGGAAAATTTGTAAAAGACTGACTTCCAGATGTTGCACTGGAGCCACCGGGACCACCACCAGCTTGTAGTAAAATAACATTTCCGGGTTGAAAAGTTACAATAGTATCTCCACCGTTTCCACCAGCATTGTGTGTTTGTCCTGAAACAGTTCTAGGTGCGCCACCAGTTCCACCTGCACCAATAGTTATATATAGTGTTTTTGCTGGAAAATGTTCAGTTAATATACAAGTTGTTGTTATGTTTCCACTAGCAGTTCCTGCTGCTCCGTTTCTAGTTGTACCAGCAACATCTAATACACCACTAGCAGCACCACCTCCAGCTCCTTGACCTATGATAATAACTTTATAAGCTTTTTCTGGAATAGTAAAAACAACAGACCTAAAATAGTAGAAAATTTTTGGATTATTAGATCTAGATGGAGATGGTGAAAAACCAAAAAAACTGTTATTCATAGTGTTCCAGACTCCACAAAAATATTAAAAGTTTCGTTGTTATTTGTAGTTGCGTAAATTTTATTATTGGTTCCACCGGGTAAAATTAAACCAACTAATTCTGTAGCATCTGCTCTAAAAGCTCTTGTTGTTGTACTAGGAGTTACAGCAGACACTAAAACTTCAGTAAATAATCTTTTTGTTGTTCCTGAATCTGTAGATAAAAAGAAACGAATTACACCAGCTGTTGTTGTTCCAGTAGCTTCAATTGTTACTCTTAAAATTCTTTTTCCTACACCATTAGCTGCTGTTTGGTTTGGACCAGCTGTTATTTCAACTGAATTAGTAGGTGCTGTTCTAGAAGTATCTGCTGTTGTTACTTGTGAAATTTCTAAGATAGGGGCTGCTGTGTATTGTGCTGTTGTTGCCATAATATTTTCCTTTTAAACTATACCATAATCGAATAAAATAAAATCTGGAACGGAAGAAGATGATGATGTATAACTAGTTCCACCGGGAAATTCAACCCAAATAGTAGAACTGTTGTCAGTAACTGCTGTAAATAACTTACCGTTAGTTGTGTCGTACCATCTGTCTCCAGCTGCAAAGCTTGTTGGAGCTGTGGTTTGTTGATAGAAAGTGCCACCCCCACCACCACCGCCTGCTCCGACTTCAACAATCGAAGCAGTACCACTATCTTTCTTTAGATAGAGCTTGCCATCATATGTATTAATGGCAAGCTCACCGAGATTAAGATCTCCAGTAGTGGGAACTTTACCCTGAACTGCAGATCTTTTTAGTCTTATTGTTTGTGCCACTTGAATCTCCTATATAGGCTGGCTAGGTTTTGATTAGAATGTACCGCCGTCGATGGTATCAGTCCAGACAGGAGTGCCGCTTGAGTTATGCGACAACAACTGTCCAACGCTGTGTGTGGAATCCCATGTTCCGGCAGCAGTAGCGCCTACGGTTGCTCCACCATAGAGAATACCATTGGTTGTTAGTGAGGTTGCGCCAGTACCGCCCTTGCTAATTCCAATGGTAGTAGCATTCCATGTACCAGTAGCAATTGTACCAAGGGTTGTAATGGAAGTCTGACCAACATAGGTGCTAGCAATGTCAACGGCATCTGCACTTACAGTAATGCGGTTGGCTGTACCACCGACATTAAGAACCGTACCAGACTGTGTAAGACCATCGCCAGCACTGACATTGCCTGCACCAGTAAACTGAGCAAAGGTTACTGGATTTGTGCCAAGAGTACCACCAGAATCGACAGTGCAAATGAAACCAATATCTTGGTTTTGAGCGCCTTCTTGTACGAAGACATAGGCCGAAATAAGTTCATCCCAAATATCAGCATCGGTTGATCTGGTCCATGCACCAGAAGCTACAACATAAATACCGTTCTGAGAAGCAGTAGTCTGATCTTTTACAAGGACGCGATTACCAGCAACAAGACTGACACCATCAATAGTTAAAGCACCAGAAAGTGTAGCAATGTTGGTTGTTGTTGCAGCTCGTACAGCCTGCTTTGGATGCAGACCCTGAACTACTGAATCTACATATAGCTTGTTAGCAGCATCACTATCTGCGGTTGGCGTAGCTAGACCAGTAATCTTACGGCTGTTGAAGGAAACATCAGCAGTTGGAGCAGCCATCTGATCAAGACGGCTTGTTCTAACCTGTGTATCAAAATTTGAAATCTTTGATGCAGTAATTTCTGGAACATCGTTTGCAGCGATACCTCTGAATGTTGGAACACCTGAAGAACCGTTTGGAGAAGCCAAGAATAGATTAGTACTCTTGCTTCCATATGGATTCTGAGTATCACCGTATCCAGAAGCTAGGCTGATTGCTGGAGCAGTACCACCAGATGAAACAACTGGTGAAGTTCCAGTAACAGCAGTAACAGTACCAGCACCTGTACTATAACCTAGTGACTTTACCCAAGCGGTTGTTGCAACCTTGGTTGAGTTTTCTCCAGTACCTAGCTGTGTCTCGCTGATTACTGGATGCTGAGAAAAAGTCTTTAGACCGTTGATTGTCTGATTGACATTTGATAGACGGACAAACTCACCAAGACCAGCCAGCGGTACAACCTGTGGCGTACCGTTGTTGTGTGTGCCGATGTATAGTGTGTTGTCCATTTCATTGTAAGCAAGTTCTCCTACTGCTAGTGAACTTGGCGCACCTGTGCTACCTGTAATGCGTCTTTTAATACGAATTGTATTAGCCATTATTGTTTCCTTTAGAAGCTACCGCCATCAAGGGCTGATGAGCTTACAATTGTATCAACCGAAGTTGAAAAGTTTGTGACATCTGCGCTTACATGCGTATGCGCCAATGGAGTGCGACTATCAGTTAAACGAGTATCAGAGCCAAGAACAACCTGAGTACTGGATGCGTTTCCAGAAGATGGTGTATCTTTGGTTGAAGCAGTACCTAGCCCTATGGCTATCCTTGCTTGTTCCGTGGTAGCTGCAGTAATAACGCCTCTACCAATTGCAGTTGAGTCTGCAATATACTCTGCCTTGGTAAACTCTGGATTGATTCTTACCAGAAGCTTACCGTTGTTTTGATGTTGATATTCACACCAACCGATTTGAATTTGAAAGTTAGGAGATTCGGGTTCTGTTGTGGTTAGACCACCAGCTACCGTGGGAGATAGATATACAGAACTTCCCTGAGTGAGTGTAGAAGTGTCTAGTCCCTCTAGTAAACCAAAGCTTATAGCATAACCAAATCCATTGTTGGATATGGCTGCATCAAGAACACCAATTACTTCGACTGTTCCATATGCATTTGCTCTAGCTAAAGCTACGAGTGGGGTTTGACCAGATGCTCCAGAAATATAGACAGCAGCTCCCTTTGGTAGGGTAGATCCTGTCGTGTTTCTTACATAAACCCTTTGGGGGGCAAGACCATTGACAGATACCGTAGTATTTGTCATGGTCAAGCCTGTCCCCAAAGTTATTTCTTGTGGATCACCCGCTGCAGTGCTACCTCTGCCCAATAGGACAGAGGCAGCTGTAGTATCCTGCAGCTTGACATAGGTAATTGCATTGTCTAGAATGCTACCTGTGCCGTGTGTATGACCCAATAATGAGTATCTTAAATCGCCACGACCTTGAGTAAGGTATTGTGGATGATCATCATCTAACAGTCCACTAAGGGTTCCGTGATCTGAGGCTCCACCGGAACCTCCAACTACAGCAGGCAAAGTAGACCATGCTGTAGTTCCATCACCAACTTTCAGGATATTGAGAGTCGTATCTAAACCTAGCTCACCCGATCCAAGGATTGGGTTCTGAGCAGTCCAGTTGGCTGATGTATCCCGCCTAATGCGGATCTGTAGCAGTATTGACATTGTTATGCCCCCTCTGCATCAAATATTAATGTATCCGCTGGTATGCTTGAGGAGGCAGAGCCACCCTCAAGTACCAGAACTGGACGAAGATCTATTAAGTTGATTGGTTTCCATACCAATCCATTGAACATTAATAGATCGTTTTTCTTTGGATTATCTACCTGAAGATTCAGGAAGAAATCCGAGTTTTGAGAATTGACTCTATATCCGAGACTAGTTAAACTTGTGTCGGTATAGAAGGATGACATGGGATTATGCTAAAGTGTAGTATTTGATTAAAATACAACCACCAACGCCACCTGAATAGTTATTACCAGAACCAGCGGTTTCGTCTTGTCCTCCTGCTCCGGGCATATAAGTTGAGTTTAATGACCACGCAACAGAAGGTGTGCCTGAACCAAAAGGTTTAACACATGCATATGTTTTTACGCTTCCAACTGAATCCATTATAAATACATCAAAGGGTTCTAATAGTTTATAAAGATAGCATTGTTCAAATGTAGCTGTTCCTGCTGTTTCTGTGTAGTGAGAAAGTTTACTGTGTATTTTATTAGCCCAAGCTGTTTGAGCTGTTCCTATGTTTCGCACAAAACGGGGAAAAGATTTAGTTACACCAGCTAATGCAGTATCTGACCAAACCATTTGATTGTTAAAAGCTAACGAATCATTAGCACCGTTTGTGTTTCTGACTCCTGAATACCAACCACTACCAGCTGGACAAGTAACATTTAAGAAAGTAGTAGCACCTTGGGTTGTCGCAAGAGCTTGGCTTCCTCGGCCAACTTGATATGAATACGAAGAACCGGGAGTAACATAAGCATCAAATAAAACTAATGCACCATTTCTAGCAAAGTCTTCTTGTGTAGAACCGCGATCTCTACCGCCTCCACCGCCTCCAGCCATGAATATAGTAATAGGACCAATAAGATTTGAAGGAGCAGTCCATGAACCTGTTGTATTTGCATCAGCAGCACTAAAGAAACTTACATAGTTTTCTTTAACAAACGAACCAGTTAGTTTAGCTGCTGTAATGGTTGCGTCTGCAATCATATTATTAGAAACTTGAACAGCAGTTACAACTCCTGATGTTGTACCAAGTACACGGTTAGCAGCAATGTTAGCAATTTTAGCTGTGGTAATAGCACCATCAGAAATACTTCCAGTACCTAGTGTACCAAATTGTAGTGTACCACCTGTACGATGGAGAACTTGTCCATCAACAGAAGCAACAATATCAGCAACATTTCCTACGCTATTATCGGAGCGTCCAATTACAGAGGTAGCTGCACCTGTTCTTAGCTTGGCATCAGTTACTGCATTGTCTGCAAGCTTAGCACCAGTGACCGCAAGGTTTACAATCTTGCTAGTTGAGACTGCATCATCAAGAAGCTGACTATTGCCAATGCTGAGTGTACCTAGCTTAGCTGCAGTTACTGCACCATCGGCAATCATATTGGTCTGAATCTGAACTTCGGTATAAGCAGAACCAGCGGTTGTTGTACCAAGTACACGGTTAGCAGTAGTACTTAGTGGAAGCTTAGCAAGTGTTACATTGCCATCAGCAATCTTAGCTGTAGTTACAGCATTACTGGCAATCTTAGCATTTGTTACGGCATTAGTAGCTAACTTATCTGCAGTAATTGCAGAGTCAACAACCATATCTGTAGCAACTTGTACTTCGCTAACTGCACCACCAGCTGTGATAGAACCAAGGAGTCTATTTGCGGTAGCAACAGCCTGCATCTTACCATAGGTTACTGCATTATTGGCTAGTAGCCCTGTGGTAATAGCAAGATTAGCAATCTTAGCTGTGGTTACATTGGTATCCGCAAGCAATGCGGTTGTGATGTTTCCGTTACCAATGTTTGCTACGGCTGCTCCAGAAGCTAGCTTAGCCGCTGTGACATTGCCATCAGCAATCTTAGCTGTAGTAACCAGACCATCAGCAAGCATGGCAGCATTGATCTGAACTTCAGCTACAATTCCTCCTGCTGTGGTAGAACCTAGTACACGGTTGGCTGTAGCAACGGTTTGTAACTTGTTATAAGTTACAACATTATTAGCAAGCTTATTGCTTGTTACCGCGCCATCTGCAAGTTTATCGCTTGTTACGGCAAGGTTATTAATCTTGGCTGTTTCGACAGCACTAGCAGCAATCTTACCAGCAGTGATTGCCAAGTTAGCAACCATGTCTGTAGCAACCTGTACTTCAGCAACATCAGCATTGGCTGTAGTAGAACCAAGCAACCGATTGGCTGTGGCTACCTTCTGAATCTTTCCATAGGTTACTGAGTTATTGTCATAACCAGCAGTGCTGTGGGTGTGAGAAGCAGAAGCAAAGGCTGTGGATGGCTGAGTAGCGGCTGATCCTAAACCTAAAGCGGTTTGAGCAGCGGCTGCTGTGGTCTTATCAATAACACCAAGCATAAACGAACTTACGGCTGAAGTGTTTAGCTTGTTTGT